CCATTAATATATAGTGTAATTTTTCAATATTTTTAATATTTAAATTCGAATATATTCGATTTGCATACCAGCATTTACGTGGATATTTTTCAATCATTTCTATAGTCAAATTTGGATCGCATGATACCAAATCCCAACACCAAGGTTTATCTGGATATTTTTCAATCATGTTTATAGTAAAATTTGGATTTGATGATATATATCCCCAATCCCATGGCTTATCTGAATATTTCTCAATCATTTCCATAGTAATATTTGGATTCCGTGATATACACCTCCAAATCCAAGGTTTATCTGAATTTTTTTCAATAAATTCCATAGTAATATTTGGATTTTGTGATATATATTCCCAACACCAAGGTCTATTTGGATATTTTTCAATCATTTCCATAGTAATACTTGGATTGTGTGATAATGTAATCCAATTCCAAGGTTTATCAATATATTTTTCAATAAATTCCATAGTTATATTTCTATTCATAGATATACTTTGCCAATCCCAAGGTTTATCTGGATATTTTTCAATCATACACATCGTGATATTTGGATTGTGTGATAATGTAATCCAATCCCAAGGTTTATCTTGATATTTTTCAATAAATTCCATAGTAATATTTGGATTAAATAATATATAATCATAATGCCAAGAATTATCTGGATATTTCTCAATCATACACATCGTGATATTTGGATGCTGTGATAAAGCGCCCCAATTATAGTGTTTATCTGGATATTTCTTAATAAATTCAATAGTTATATTTGGATTACTTGACATCACAAACCAATTCCAAGGTTTATCTAAATTATTTTCAATTATTTCTGTGGTAATATTTGGATTTTGTGAAATCTCATACCATAATATTTTATCTTCATGCCTCATTAAGAAATTCCAATAATGGACTTCCCATTTATTTTTAATATATTTTTCTAAATATTCCAATCTTTTCTTTATTGTTTTACTCATATTTTTATTATAATACTAGCTAGATGTATAAAAAATATAATATATTAAATATAATTTCAATTTTATCTTAATCTTAATATTAATATTAATGTTAAATATAATAAGTTGTTAGTCTGAAAATAGTTTATCTAGCCTATTACGACAAAATAGATATTTTGGATTATCATACATATTGTTAAAGTATTGTTGTAATCGGAATGTTGCTAGATATATTCTATAATATTTTTGGTAAAATAATTCTTTTTCTTTTGCAAATAAATTCCTTGATAGTCTGTCCCAATTCCAAGGGTTGTTTGGATATTTACAAACAAACTCGATAGTTAAATTTGGATTATCAGTTATGAAATCCCAATTCCAAGACATATCTAAATTTTTATCAATATCGTCCATTTTAATATTTGAATTGCTTGAGATACTAAACCAATTTAATTTAGCACTTGAGAATTTTTTAATATACTCAATAGTTATATTTGGATTTTCTGATATACCGAAGGATCCCATGCTCCATGGTTTATCTATATATTTTTCAATCATTTCCATAGTTATATTCGGATGTTGCGATATACAATCCCAATTCCAAGGTCTATTTGGGTATTTGTTAATTATCTCTATTGTTATATTTGGATTTTGTGATATATACCACCAATTTGAAAGCTTATTTGGATATTTGTCAATGATTCCCATAATATCCATTGTTCGCGATATATAATTCCAATTCCAAGATTTATTAATATATTTTTCAATCATTTTAATAGTGACATTCACATTATATGAAATGCATTCCCATTTCCATTGTTTATTTGGATGTTTTTCAATAATTTCCATAGTAATATTCGGATTTTGTGATATATCGTCCCAACTCCAAGATTTGTCTGGATATTTATTAATCATTTCAATTGTCAGATTTGGATTTCGCGATATATATTGCCAATTCCATGGTTTGTTTGAATGTTTTTCGATTATTTCCATAGTAATATTTGGATTTTGTGATATATTACACCAATCCAAATTTTTATCTGAATATTTGTCAAGCATTCTAATATCAAAAACTGAATTCCTAGATATGTAGATAAAATTCCAAGGTATATTTGGATGTGCCTCAATAAATTCAAATGTAATACTGGGATTTGTAGATAAATAATTAAAATCCCAAGGTTTATCAGGGTATTTATCAATCATTTCAATTGGTAGATTCCTATTTTGCGATAACCAAGACCAATTTAATTTATCTTCATTCTTTACTAAGAAATTCCAATAATAATCATCCCATTTATCTTTTATATATTTTTCTAAATTCTGTAATCTTCTAGCGGTTGTTTTTGACATTCTAGTATGATAACTATATTTTTCAATGTATGATAAAAGTCTAAAAAAATATTAATAAAAATTTCAATTTTTTCTATATATTTACGAGTTTTAGATTTTGGATTAATTATAGTTCTAGTGCCAAATTATAGTTCTAGTGCCATCATATTTGTATTGCAAGCAATTTGATAATATGATATGAAATAATCAACATCTTTACTAGACATGCTATATTGAGATGCGCCAGTTAAATAACTATTTATTTTATTATAGTCTGGCAGATCAATATTTATATAATTACCATATTGTTGAATTTTATATTTTAATGTTTCATCTAATATATGTTTTATTTTTGTAAAATCTTCTGATAAAAACCTATGGGTCCGAGTTTGTATTTTAGTATCATTTGTATTTTTATTCAATTGTAATTCAACTTGATAAAATGTGTGTGTTCCTCTAAAAGTTCTATCAACCAGCCAATAATTATATATTTCATATATATTAGTTTCTTGGAAAAATGAATAGCGTTCCATTATGCAATGATTGATTGGAATATTAGGCTAGTTATGTGCTTTATAAATTATATTGATAAAAAATCAATTTTATAAAAAATTAAAAATTTATTTACATATTCGCAATATATTATCAATGTATTGAATATTTAATGAAGTAAGATTAAGATGAGATAAGATTAAGATTAAGATGAGATAAGATTAAGATCAAGATTATGATTAGAATTGATGACATGCCATATCATATTTATTTTTATCATAATATTCGTTTTCAATTGTGTTTCGCATGATTAATCTAATAATTTTTGCAGGTAATTTACTACCAATGCGAACTGCTCGACCAATCGCCTGCGATTCAACATTCTTTGTCATTTGTTCGCCTCCATTTATAACATCCGCGAAAATGATATGGTTAGCCTCTGTTAAATTCATACCAGACGCAGCCTTTTCACTTGAAATCATTATAACTCGATAACTTTCATCTGTTTTAAATTTTGTAATATTCAGTGTTACAGTATGGACGTTGCCTTTAATATATAAATGTTTGATATTAAAATCTTTTAATACCGAACCAATCATTTTAAGCATTTTATCATATTGACTAAATATTATAATCCGATTCTCTTTATTTATTAAAATTTTGTTATTTATTAAATTTATTAAATATGCCAACTTTGTACCGTATTTATTAATCATTTCTTGTTCCTTGTCTTCAGCAGATTTATCAACCGCTAGAGCCTTTTCGACGGCATCATTTTTAGGTTCAATTTCTTGGACTGTTGTTAGCCGAATGTCTTCGTTTGTCTTTTTTATTGGTGTCCTACAATACGGACAATTTATTTCACTTGATTCTGCAAATAGCAAATGTAAGCAATCCCCACATACTACATGTCTGCATTTTGTAATAGCAATAGTGTCCGTATATTCCATAAAACATATACCACAGGTATCTTCGATTGCATCTTTTAAGAAATCTCCACTTTCAAACAAACGAATCTGATTTTCTAAACGCCCTATTTCCCTAGTGTTTTCCACATGTTTATCATTTAATCGAATAATATGAGACTTCACATTTTGAAGTTTACCTTTTATAAAATAAATAGCCATATATCCCTTTTCGGCATTACTATAATAACCGACGACATCTTTTTTAATTGTCTCTGTAATTAAACTCAAATCTGCAGTATGTGTAATCAAATCTAACAAACCAAGTAAATTCACTTTAAATGCCATCATTTGCTCTGATTTATATTTAATTTGATTATTAATACCTTCAACTTTATATGGCACAACATGATTTTGCGAATCTGGATTTGCATAAGTATAAATACTTGCTATATTTGTAAGTATTTTATTAAATTTGCATTCTTCAATAGCTTCCGATTTTAAACTTTTTTCAATACTTTCAATTTCTTTTTTAACTTGCAATTGCTGTTTTTTATAATATATTGTCATTAAACTATTAATATCTGATAAACTCACAATTGCATTCTCATCAAAATCCTCGCCAAATTCAGCTTTACCAGTCGATATTAAAATATGAGTGCATAACATAAACAATTTAGATATATCATTTTCTCGCACCGCAGATAAATATATATTTTTTTCAATACTTGTCTGATTTAAATATATAATCTCCTCTGTAAAAACAGGAATATCTAATTGCCCTTTAATATCTATTTTTTTAGTAGATCTAGCACATGTTGATAGAAATGATACTAATTCAGTATCGCTTATTTTAAAATTATATGGATTATTATTGTAATCATAATAAAATGAATTTGGTTCAGATTTTGATTGCATATTCATATTCGTATTAAATTTTAAATATTTATATAAATCTAATTTACTGTTAAAATTTATATTACTTAAAAATTTATTAATATCACTGGAAAACCATTTCATTATAGCATGCACATTAATAATTGATCTGTGTAATGGTGTTGCACTAATATACCATTTATAATTTGCTCTTAACATAATTAGTTTAGATGATAATTCACGTATTTTAGTTGGTATTTTTGGAATATGTATGAAACTACATGCTTTATTCTGCGCATTATTACGCGTATTAGTATGTATATATAACCCAGATGAATTTGCATATTTTATATTTAAAGTTTTATTGTAATTCTTTGGTAATAATATATCCTCAATGAACACTTCATGTGCTTCATCAACATAAATTCTATTCCATTTTATATTCCACACATTAAATATATCAGTATTCGGTATATCAGTAGTATCATTTGTGCTTGGTATATCAGTAGTATCATTTGTGCTTGGTATATCAGTATTGCTTTTTAAATTTTTATCAATTTCCATAACATAATTTAAATAATTGTCATTTACTAATAAATTTGCAGACATTAGTATAATATCATAAGCACCCCAATTTTTAAACTTTCTTACATCTGTAATAGTTGTAATGCTATGTATTTTAATTTTATTTTGCCCCGACTTATTTAAATATTTATTTAATTCAAAATGCCATTGCCCAATTAATCGAGAAGGTAGCAATATCAATGTGTTTAAATCATATTCATTTGGATTTTGATTAACAATATCAAATACTACATTCGCTAAACAACATAGTGTTTTTCCAAGTCCAACATCATCCGCTAAAATACCACCATTAAATGTCACTGTATCACTAGCTTCACATTTTTTTGTAAATTGGACCATCGCGTTTCCATATATATCATTACCATATTTATAAGATATATCAGAATTATTAATAGTCGTATAATTTATGTTAATATCATTTTTATATGTATATTCAAATTTGTTTTTTCTAATGTCATTTTCATGTTGTGCCATCCAAAATATATTTTCCTTCTGATGTTGATATGGAAAAACAGATAAATATTTTTTAACCATGTTTTTATATTCAACCCGTCTCTCTTTTCGATTATAATATTTAATTCTTAGATTTTTACATGAAATTTTATTATTTGCTTCTTCGATTGCACTAGGCGAAATTACGTTGCGTGATATTTTTTTAGATGTCTTAAATATTTTTTGTATCCATATTTTATCAATTAATATTTCGCCATTTATCATTCTTTTATAATCTTCATTTTTCAAATAAAACAACAACGACATAGAACAATAATTGCGATACACATTTTGGTTGTCTGGGATTTGATAAACGACTTTTAAATTACTATTTTTTAGAATATGATATAACATAACTTGATACCACTGACACACAGGACTCTCAATTTTAATTGGAACATTACTATTCAGAACATTACCACATATATTACTCAATGTAATATACTGAGTTGTATCTAAATCCAATGGGGTTGTAGCATTTCCAGGTTTAACCAATGCAATCATTCTAGACCATCTATATGATATTCTAATTGTTTGACCGAATGATGAAACTAAATTTAAATTCATATTCATATTCATACAACCCATTTTTGTATAAGTTTTTAGGACATTCGTATTAAAATTATATGGAATGTCTGTGGCTATACAAGTATTATTTTCAGTTTCAGTATTAAATGTTCGTAATTTATTGAACAAAATTTCAATTGCCTCTTCAGACAAATGATTATTATACTCAATTAATTCTTTTAGAGCATTTTGATTAAGCCCATCAAATCCGTGTTCTTTAGCCTTCAAACTCTTTATAATTTCTTTAATCGCATTTATATATTTATGTAATTCGCCAATTTCAATTTCGATAATTTCTAGCAAAACTGGCATTTTATTATTTAGATGTTGAGACCGATATGCTTTTCCAAGATGTATATTATGTATTCCCAGATTATGTTGGGAAGACGATAAATTATTATTCGATCCAAGATAAGTATATCCTTTTAATTTTTCATTTGTATTATTAATAATAAATGTATCTGATACATCAATAGTTTTACAAATATACACTTGTGTGTGTGTGTGTGTGTGTGTGTTAGCCTTATTTGTTTTAAAAATATTATGTTTAGTAATTGTATATTTTGTGCCCTTCATTATTTATATAATAAATTCTAGTAAATTTGATTTATTGCAGTTGTTTTTGATTTGTTATTAAATATATTAATTGTGATTAATTAGTTTGTTTTTTGTTAAATCAATTTTTTGTTATATTTTAATCATAATATACACCTTCTAACACGGTTTTCATCATGTACTAGGAATAAATTCCCACCTTACTTCTTTACATATTTTTTTCCAAATAATATCTTGTTGATACATTTTATAATTCGATTTTAACAATTGAAACCTTGGCAAATATTCATCAAGTTCTAATAATTCGAATAATTTATATACAACATAAGAATATGAAATAAAATTTTTTCGTTTTTTCATATTAAATGTGCTATCGCGATTCCTTTCAAATGGATCTTGTATTTTTTTGAATAAATTCCTTATAATTTCTTCAACTTCCGGACTGATTACCGGTGGAGGTAGTCCATTTAACTGATTTATAATATATGGAATGTGCTCATAATATCCTGCCCGTCCAAGTTTCCTTAATATCTCTCTCAATTTAGCTGGGGTAATATTCTCCATATTTTTAATTCTTTCCTTTTTAATTTCTCCAAATATTTCATTATATATTTCCTCTGGAATATCAGTAGTTTCTTTTGCCTGAAATTGTGCCAAACACTCATTCAAATGATTAATTCTCTTATAACAAAATGACGTAACCTCTTTCGGCGGATCTTTATAAGAAGGTTTATCGGAATCAATCAATATTTGTTCTTGATAACCACATCCTAGACACACTAACGAACCTGTTGTTTGCTGTAATAACATTTCAAATCCACACATATCACATATATCTAAATCATCTTCGTCGCTATCTAAATCTTCTACATAATTAGTATCTATAACATTCATATATTTTTGATACAACTGTTGTTTAGAGAGATTTACATATTTATTTTGTTTAACGGGGGTTTGTATTTCATTTGAATCAACCTTTTTATCCTCAACTTCTTTATCCTCAACCTCTTTATCCGATGACAACCAATCTAATACAGATTTTTTAGGTTTATTGGCATGTTTTGCATTTATTGCAATTTGTTTTGCAGTTTGTTTTCCAGTTTGTTTTGCAGTTTTTGGGGCGTAGTATTCTTTTATAATTTGACTTGTTTGAATCAAATATTCAATCTCGTCAGTGTTGCTTGTAATTTTACTTATTTGATCAGAAACATTTTGGAAACAATCCTCTAGCCCCCATATTTCCTGTGTCAATTTAACTCTATCAGTCGGATTATTTAATAACTTTAATTTATTATTATAGTCATCAATCTGTTTGGTTAGTAATTTCAACTTATTCTCCAATTCTATTTTTTGTGTTTTCCTATCAGCAAAACTATTTAACATTTCTTGATGTGTTGCCTCAAGTGTTTTTTTTGTAATTTTATTCGATAATGACATATATTAAATAAAAAATTAAATAAAAATGTGTTTTTAATAAGTTAAACAAAAAACCTTAAGTCAATAAATGTGTGTTAGTTGAATATTGGCTAGGTGCAGATTGAAATATGTTATTTTATGCATATATCTAATATCATTTAAAAAATGAATGATTCTAATGAATAATTCTAATGACTTAGAAATAGTTTTCTTTCATTTATTTAATTTTATCGAAAAATATATTATAATTAAATATTTATTTTATATAATTAAATATGATTAGCGATTGATTTATATTCGACTTGGTATAGTTTAATAGATTACATTAAATAAATAAGTTAATTTCTTAATTTCGTTTCCAAAAAAAATCTAGTATTAAATTATAATACACATTTTGAACTTTATCTTTTAGAAATGGCAGGAGGACTTATGCAACTTGTCGCCTATGGCGCACAGGATATTTATCTTAGTGGCAACCCACAGATTACCTTTTTCAAGGTTGTCTACCGTCGCCACACTAACTTCTCTATGGAGAGCATCGAACAGACCTTCAGCGGTACTGCCGATTTCGGTAAGAAAGTGACTGCCACTATCAGCCGCAATGGTGATCTCGTCCATCGTATGTATGTTGTTGTCACACTTCCCGCAGTACTTGGTGTTGCAGCTGGTGAATTCCGTTGGTTGAATTGGGTTGGACACGTCCTTGTCAAGAACTACGAAGTCCAAATTGGCGGACAGCGAATTGACAAACATTACGGCGATTGGCTTCATATCTGGAACGAGCTTACCCAGACAGCCGGTCATCAGGCAGGATATGCTAACATGGTCGGAAACGTTCCCCGTCTCACCCAAGCAATTACTACCGGAGCTGAGACCCCAGCGGTTGAGCTTTTCATTCCCCTTCAGTTCTGGTTCTGTCGTAATCCGGGACTTGCCCTTCCCCTTATTGCCCTTCAGTATCATGAGGTCAAAGTTGAGGTCGAATTCCGCAACAAATCCGAATGCTACTGGAATCTTGGTGCCGCAGCAGATGTTGGGGCACTTACTAGTTCCCTTTGGGTTGATTACGTTTATCTTGATACTGATGAGCGCCGTCGATTCGCACAGGTTAGCCACGAATACCTTATCGAGCAACTTCAGTTTACTGGCGATGAATCAACTAGCGTCGCTGCCAACAAAATTAAACTTAACTTCAACCACCCATGCAAAGAGCTTATCTGGGTCACTCAGAAAGATAGTGTAATTGATGCTGCTACGGTTGGATCTATGGGTGGTAACCAGTGGTTTAACTATACCGACGCACTCGATCAGAGCTACAGTTCTGGTACTCCAAGTGATCCCCTAGGTGGAGGTATGGGTACTGCCGCATTCCACGTTGGAAACTTCCCGTATTCTCTCCCATATACCGGCACCGTTGCTGAGGCTGGCGCTGCCGCAACCAACACGGGAAGCGCAGTTAGTCTTAACAGCTCCAGCCTAACTTTCTATGACCTTCTCGGCCCCGACGTCCATACTAGCAATGGCGCAACTGTTGACGAGTTTAATGGTGCTTCTAGAGGATGGTCTGCTGGTCTTCCAGTCCTTGATGCCGGACAGAATCCAACTTTAAATGCCAAACTCCAGCTTAACGGACATGATCGTTTCTCCCAGCGCAATGGACGTTATTTCAATCTCGTCCAGCCATACCAGCATCACACCAACGTCCCAGCCACTGGTATCAACTGCTACTCCTTCGCCCTTAAACCTGAGGATCATCAGCCCTCTGGAACTTGCAACTTCTCCCGAATTGATAATGCTACCCTCCAAATTACCCACACCGGAGCCACTGGAATCAGCAAAGTCCGCGTTTATGCAGTCAATTACAATGTTCTCCGTATCATGAGTGGTATGGGCGGGCTTGCATACAGCAACTAAGCAACAACTCCACACAACCCTATTCTTTTTATTATAACGTTTTAATCACATTTTTTATCAATCATTTCTATAGCAATATGTTAAATGTCTTTTACAAAAATCATATCTTAAAAATCTTTCACAAATCCACACTAGATACATCATTATTTACATCTTGTAATTCAATAGTTTCATCTGTTGGATTACCCCAATTATGTATTTGTTTTATTAAATTTTTATCTGCATTATCGCTACCTAATTGGCTACCTATATATATATGTTTGTCGGTCGTCCATTTTTCATAAACCCAACTAGGCGGTAAGAATTTTGTATTATTCGCAATATCAACTACTTTATCTTCTATATCTTCTAGCAATTCATCAATCTCCGCTTTATCACAATCAATATGTTTCATTTTAAGTCTTACTATTATTTTATTATATTCATCTGCCGCCTTACTAAAAGCCTCTGCGCGTACTGAAAACCCTAGCGAATTTGACATAGTCTGTGATGCAGTAATAGCAATTGTTAATATTCCAACAGATAAAGATAAATACGATTTCGCACTAGAAGTAATAATATCAGAAGTCGCCATAAATGAAAGGATGCTAGATATTGCGGAAATTGTAATACTTGGAATCACAATACGTCTATTCATACGTCCATAATACTCTGCAGATATATTATTTATATACCTCAATTTGCGAAAACGATAAATCAAATTATTGATTACATCAATCCCCATACTAGTTAATTTATTTATTTATTTATTTTTTATCTTTCTTAAATTCAAAATTCAAATCTAAATCTAAATCTAAATATGCCAACAAATGAACTAATATCTTTTACAAAAAAATGGATGCAACTAGAACAGGAAATCGCCAGACTTAACGAACACATTTCAAAATTACGAGAAGAAAAAGACAAAATGGAAGAAAAAACAATTCAATTATTAAACGCAGAAGGTCTATCAAACACAGCACTGGGTTTTCAAACATGTAGAATATATCTTGGAAATGAAAAATGTTATAAACCCGCTAATTACACACAAAGGTTTATTGAAGAGCAACTAGAAAAAATAATTCCTAAAGAACAAGTTAAAATGATATGTCAGCATCTCAAAAATGGTAGAGTTGTAGAAAATAAAAAAATACTTAAAAAAGCGAAAAATAAAATACAGAAATAAAACAGAAATAAAAAAATTAACAGGTCGCCCACTTATCTTCATTAAACGGATGAATTACATCTTTATCCATCTTTGACTTTTTATATTGTGCGACCTTTTCCAGTAATTCACGTTCCGAATCACTAATAATTTCACGTTTAATCTTCTCATGAGGACGCGGAGATGGCTTGACTCCATAACATGTTGCACCAAATAACATATCCTTATTCTCGAAATATCCTCCATTGATTCCAACTTCACCACACTGGTCTCTTTTATCAGCATCATTGTCTTGCATTTTCAACCAAGTATTTTTTTGTGTTGGATATAATGCAAGTTGCCCTTTATGCCACCCATAACTACACCAATCAGCGCCATTTTTATGTGCGTCTAGTAGTTGTTCATATGTTGCTAATTCAGCATCATGCGCAGCGCATGCAACTCTGGCTTCATCATAAGTATAAATGTTATTTTCAATATGATATACTTGTGGTTCTCCATCTCCAATTTTCTGAAATCCAACTGGTGCATTTGTAATTTTTGGAACAGTTGGACGATTATTAAGTGGTGAATTAGTGGGTTTTACTGTTTGTGCTAGATGCAGTGGTTGTAATGGAATTGACCTTCTGTCGCTAGATACAATATAATATCCAATAATTAAAACTAACGCACCAAATATTACACCTAGAGCTACCATCAATAGATTGATTTTCTTGGATGTTCCCAATTGGTTATTTGAATTATTTCCCATTTTATAAACTTTAAATATAAATATAAGTCCCTTTATATATTATGGATATAAAAAAATAAAATTTGTATATAACATTATATAATCTCAAAAATGCAAAATTAACTATTATATTATATTAGACATCAATATATTATCTATTAAGTCAATAATAACATATTTTACATAACATCATTTGTTTGTAATGGGATTGACGGGCATTCCTTGCATCTTAGTAGGAAATAATATACAATACCTAGAACTATACCACAGACTATCATACCTAATAAAAACATTAATGCTAGCATTAGACCTGACTTAGTTAATCTTTCGACCGTTTCTATTAAAAACATATTTGTTTTATTATTTCCTGGAAACTTATTTACATGAATCGCAGCTTTCCCCATTTTATATATTTTAATATATAGTGATATAATAATTTAGTAAAAGCAAAACCCTAGGTATATTCTAGAAGATAAAAACCTATTCACAATATTTTTATTAACATCTTTCATAAAGTAATAAATATGCATTACTAGTAAATAGATTTTTATCATCCATTTTGCTTACTCTAACATCATTATATTCATACCAAGTATCTGGCTGTTTCTGAATGTTTCTACAATATGCATAGCAATGTCCGAAATTCATTTCGCCTACATGATTTCCAATTGCAAATAATTTATATTGGCAATCTGTTTTATTCCTGCCTAATTTATAATTTGATATATCTAGTTCAATTGGAAAGTCAATCATTTTATTAATCTTTTTCCACCTATTGCCTAAATCTTCGTATCTCTTGAGGGTGATTATTAATGTTGGTGGAGTTGCGGTAATTCTATATTGTTTATAATTATCTTCCTTGTTTTCACATTTTTCACATTTCCACTGATTTTTATTATCAAATACTTCTTTTCCGAAATAATGATCTAGGCAATCATATAAAGTGGTTTTCCCGCGTTCATCTTCATCTGGGATAGGTAAAGTTAATAAATTGTGGGGAGAATAATTAAATAATTTATTTTTGCATTGATTGCAATTTATATTTGTCATTATCATAAAATAATATTCCTCGACTAACCAACTATATTGCGATTCATATGTATTTTTATAAGTTTGATAACTATCAAATTTAATTTTCTGTTCCATCGTAGTTATATTTTTATCATCCATGCTAGATACCATACTAATTTTAGATGCTTTTGCTTCATGAATTGCATCTATTAAAAATATAATACATTCATTTATATCATTCTGATCCTGGAATAAATATTCTTGGTTTGTGTGCTTACTTAATTTATAACATGCCCTAACAAATGTTTCTGGTGTTTGTGTTTCAGAATTATGTAGTAGGTCATGTATCAATTTTTTAAAAGTAAAATATACACAATAATAATCAATCTTCTTCTTCAATTTAGGATATTTTTCAATTTCATTCATGTTATTTTCCTGGAGTTCTCTCACTTTGTTAAGGACAATAGAATCATTTTCATTGTCTGAAAATAACTTACGCATTGAATTTGAATACCTTAGGCATTGAACTATTGTATTTAAATAACAATTTGACCCAAAATTTTTTAGCCCTCCTAGTGGATTAAAATCTTCCATATTTATGTTTAATATTGTTAATATTGTTAATATTGTTAATGTATGTTAATGTAGCCTTACATTTAATAAAAAAATAAAATTTCAATTTTAACGTAATAAAATGCAATATATCATTATTGGAAACAATATTAACAACATTAACAACATTAATAACATTAATAACATTAATAACATTATTTGAAGAATTTTGCTAGAGTTCCTTGCTTTAATCTTTTGACTTCTAGCTTATTTGTTTTCTCCGTTTTCTCCGGGGTTTCTGTTTCATCTGTTTTCTCAGTAATAGTTGGTGCAAACCACTTGTCTAGCGTTGTAATATTATTTTGTTTATTATATGATGCAACTAGGAAAGGCTCAAATAGTAATTTGGCAACAACCTGTTGTTTTAATTCGGATATTTTCTTTTCAGTTTTTTTGACATCGCCATTATATTTATGATAATATGTTTCATATTTTTCATCGAAATAGGTTGCATGATATGGATAGCCTTTCATAGTTTCGACAACAAGTTCAAATACTTGACAAATCGGCTTCATTAACTGATTATTTATATAAGCGAAATAATCGAGTTTTAAATTATGCTCTTTAACATAATCTATATGTTCTATTTTATCACCCTGTAATAAATTCACTTTTCCTTGTTGTTTGACTTGGATATAAACATATGGAATACGTTCATTTGATGACGGTTTATTTCCAGGGTCTCTTTCAGTCATTCTATCAGCCAAAACTTTATGTGCTATTGAATCCGGGTCTTTATAGTAATCCCGCAATGTTTTGCTAATAACAAACATATTCAAATCAAATTTTCCATCTAGTATATCTTGACAGGCCTTTTTTACAAAAGTAATAGCCTTTGGTATGCTCAAATCTTTCATAATATTATTCATAACACCTTGATATGTATATTTTAAAATAGGAGCATTATCACGTCTTTTAAGGACAATACCCATACTAGTAAATTCCGATTTTGTTGGGTCAAATAAATATTTTTCTCCAGCATATCGCTTTTTAGTAATTAGCATCAACGGGCAAAATACCTTTTCATATTCTAAATCATGTGGTGGCGTAAAGTATTTATCATCTTTCAACTTTTGCTGTAATTCTAATCCAATATCTATACTTCTCTGAATTTTATCTACATGCGATATTGGATAAGTCCCATCTGGATATACCAAATTGAATTTCACAAAGATTGAATCTGTGTTATGCACTACAATATTGCCAATACCTGCTTGGAAATGCCCGTTTTCTGTCGTAAAGTCATATACTGGCATATTCGTTTTACCTTGATTAGTTATATTAATTACAATTCCATCAAGAATAGATTTATGTTTTTCTCTTAGCATATCTAGTCCCATTTTTTGATATAATTGATGTGGAATATTACATGTTAGTAAAATATCTCCAATACACAATTCAGTTGGTTTAATAGGTTTATTATTATGTAAAATAAGTGAATGGCAAGCTGTTGTTCTAACAATACCGCTAGTTGTCTCAATTCTATAAATATCATTAGTAGCATGATGGCACATTAAATTCTGTATCTTCGTCCATCCAGTTTCAGTATAACTATATATTTCGCTTTCATCCTTTGGCAAATAATAGTATTTTCCACTTAATACAGTTTTTTCACGCGAAAAGAATTTATTCAATATATTTTGAATTGTATCATAGACTGTGATTTCTGTATTGATTTCCCTTATCTTTACTAATACATATTCATCTCCTGGGATACTATCTCCATAAATAATCTCACATCCTGGATTATTCTTTAATGCATAATCTCTAGCTTTATAAATACATTTACGTCCTCCAAATGTTATAGACGCTGCCAAGGGCTTTTTATAAATTTTACTTGTCTCTGCGCCAAGCTGTCCGTATAAAGAATTTCCAGTTACTTTGAAAGCAAGTTGTCGTCCATCTAAAACAGCATAATTAAATGGGTCTTTCTCACTTTTCATTTCTTTTTTTGTGGCTTTCCTCGCATCTAATAATTTATTAGAAATTTTTGGTAATAATCCCTTTTCTCCATTTGCATATATGACAAACCGGTCAGTTTGTTCTCCAGTTTTATATTTACCCTTAGATTTATTTGTTGGATCAACCCAACTCAGAATGTCATATGTTCTATCTTCAAAATCGTGTCCTAGTGCTCTAATTCTCTTACCTCCCTCTTCGCCTAGCCAATATTCATTTTCACAATAACTATCATGGCTAATATTACCAGCAATCATTTCACTAGGATATAAAGATGCAAAATCTAACACGGCAATTGGGGTATCAACATAAATTCCTGGGGTAGGTACTAATACAATAGCCCCCTCATAACCATCATCTGACATATCAATTACATTGAAATTATCATCAAATTCTAATTCAGTTTTGCCCGTATTATCTTCATCAACATCATATTGATATTTAGATGTATGTTTTAAGGCTTTACCTGGTATAATCTCTTTTTCGATGTCTTCCTTTTGTTGTTTCTCAAGAACTGGAATTACATAACCTTCAAGACTACATTCTCTAACTACTAGACTAAAGATTTTTATACTTTGTCCTCGCATGAAAATATAATTAAATGGCACTAAACATACATTCGACATAGCAAAATTATTAAC